GCACGCGGAGACTTTTCCGGCTGGTTTGATTTCCGCCGCCGGCCAGATCGATATCAAAGGAACCAAACCATGCCGCGTGGAGGCCCTCGGCCTGGCGCTGGTCGCCCGCGTCGCGAGCCGCTACCGACCGTCAAGACGGCGCCTGACATTCGCGCCGCTGCGAAAGCCGCGAAGCTGTCGCCGCTGGACTACATGCTTGCCGTCCTGAACGACGAGACGGCGGACGAAGCGCGGCGCGACAGGATGGCGCAGGCTGCGGCGCCGTATGTGCATGCGAAGCCGGCGCCGTTGGGCGATGGCGGCAAGAAGGGCGAGGCGCAGGCGGCGGCAGCTACGGCGGGCGCTGGGTCTGACTGGGGCGACGACCTGACGTATCGCGCGCCTAACTGATGATCGACACTTCCTGCCTTGATTGGCAGGCCAGGATGCTGGCGGGGCAGCCTCTCGTGCCTGACTTGCCGCTGAACGAGGCCGAAGCGGGCAGGGCGCTGCGCATCTTCAACCGGCTGCGGCTGCCGGACGTGATCGGACAGCCGACGCTGGCTGAGGCAACGGGGCCGTGGTTCAGCCGGATCGTTGAGGCGCTGTTCGGGTCGTATGACCCTGAGACGAACCGCCGGGCGATACAGGAAGTGTTCTGCTTGATCCCAAAAAAGAACGGGAAAAGCACGAACGCCGCAGCGGTGATGGTCACGGCTGCTATCATCAACCGCCGCCCGAATGCTGAGTTGCTGCTGATAGCGCCGACCAAGGAAATCGCCGACATCTCCTTCCGCCAAGCGGCCGGGATGATCAAGGCAGATCCCGAACTGGCCAAGTTGTTCCACCCGCAGCGGCACATCCGAACCATCACGCACCGCATCAGCGGCGCGGTGATCCAGATCAAGGCGGCGGATACGGACGCGATTACCGGCGTCAAGGCGACGTTCATCCTGATTGATGAAACGCATGTCTTCGCCAACAAGGCTCAAGCGGCGGATGTGTTTGTCGAGCTGCGCGGCGCCTTGGCTGCGCGGCCTGACGGGTTTCTGTTCCAGATCAGCACGCAGAGCAAGGCGCCGCCTGCTGGCGTGTTCGCGCGCGAGTTGCGCCGCGCGCGCGATGTGCGGGACGGGCTGGTTAAACTGCCGCTGTTGGCGGTGATCTACGAGATGCCGCCGGACATCCTGGCGGCCAAGGGATGGCGTGATCCTTCGACGTTCGGGCTGGTTAATCCGAACATGGGCCGATCAGTCGATACAGAGTTTCTATTGCGCGAGATGGCGACGGCAGAACGCGACGGGCCGGAACAACTGGCGCTGTTCGCTTCCCAGCATTTGAATGTCGAGATTGGGATGGGGCTGCGATCCGACCGTTGGGCCGGCGCAGAATACTGGGAAGATGCCGCCGACAAGACGTTGACGCTGGACGCGCTGCTAGCGCGCTCCGAGGTGGCCGTTGTGGGCATCGACGGTGGCGGGCTGGACGACTTGCTTGGCCTGGCGGTCCTTGGCCGGTGTCGCGAGACGCGGCGATGGCTGCATTGGGGCCGAGCCTGGGCGCATCCTGTTGTGCTGAAGCGCAGGCAGAGTGAGGCGCCGAAGCTGCGTGACTTCGCGGCGGCTGGCGATCTGCGGCTGGTGGATCGGATTGGCGACGATATTGCCGAGGTGGTTGAGATTGTTTGCGCCGTGCGTGACGCCGGCTTGCTGCCTGAGAAGCACGGTATCGGCCTGGACCCGGCGGGTATCGGCGCCATTCTCGACGCGCTGACGGAAGCGGGAATCGACGGCGAACAAGTGGTTGCTGTGTCGCAGGGCTGGCGTCTCGGCGGTGCGATAAAATCGACGGAACGCAAGCTTGCGGAGGGCGCGCTGATGCACGGTGGTAGCGCCATGATGGCTTGGGCTGTCGGCAATGCGAAGGTCGAGCCGCGAGGCAACGCCATCATGATCACCAAGCAGGCCAGCGGCACGGCCAAGATCGACCCGTTGATGGCGCTGTTTAACGCGGTGGAACTGATGACGCGCCAGCCGGCGGCGGCTGGTCGGTCGTTCTGGGAAGTCGAGGCGTAGGGAGGCGGCGCATGGGGCTATGGGCGCGCCTCCGGGGCCGCGAGACGAAGGCGGCAGGGGATAGCGTCCTCCAGCTCCTTCGCGACATCTACGGCAACAGCGAAAGCATCGCTGGCCGCAATGTGACGTGGAAGGATGCGCTACAGGTTACGACGGTGCTTCGGTGCGTGTCGGTGATCGCCGAGGGCGTGGCAACGGTGCCGCTCAAGATCATGCGGCGCACGCCGGATGGGCGCACGGTGCCCGCGACGGATCATCCGCTTTACGACTTGCTCGCGCACCAGCCGAACTCTTGGCAGAACAGCGTCGAGTTTCGCGAAACGCTGATTTTCCACCTGGCGCTTGTGTCGAACGCCTATGTGGTTCCGACGCGGGACAGCCGTGGCAGGTTTCTGGAATTAATCCCGTTCGAGCCGGGCAAGGTTCGCGTGGATCAGAAAAGCGACTATTCGCTTGAGTACGAGTTGACAACGCCCAGCGGCGCCTTGCTGCGGCTGCCGCAGTCGCAGGTTTGGCACCTTCGCGGCGCGTCGTGGAATAGCTGGTTCGGCATGGAGTGCGTGCGCAACGCGCGCGAGGCCATCGGGCTGTCGCTGGCGACCGAGGAAGCGCATGCCCGCCTGTATGCCAATGGAGTGCGGCCGAGCGGCGCGTGGTCGATTGATGGCACGCTGACGGACCAGCAGCACAAGGGCCTAAGCGACTGGATCAGCAAGCACTACAGCGGCCTGGCGAACGCCGGGAAGCCGCTTGTCATGGACCGGGGCGCGAAGTGGTTGTCGCAGGCCATGAGCGGCGTTGACGCGCAGCACGTCGAGACGCGGAAGTTGCAGATCGAGGAAGTCTGCCGTGCGTTCGGCGTGATGCCGATCATGGTCGGCTTTAACGGCGACGGCAGCACCTACGCCAGTGCCGAGCAGATGTTTCTGGCGCATGCGGTGCATACGCTGCGCCCGTGGCACCGTCGCATTGAAGCGGCGATCAACACGGGGCTGCTGACGCCGCAGGAACGCGCTGACGGATACTACGCCAAGTTCTTCGACGGCGAGTTGCTGCGCGGCGCGGCGAAGGATCGCGCGGAGTTCTACAGCCGGGCGCTTGGCGCTGGCGGTTCGCCAGCTTGGCTTGAAATCAACGAGGTTCGTGGGTTCGAGGACATGGACGCGGCCCCTTGGGGATCCGGCCAGCCTATTCCGCCAAATGCGCCGGTTGCCAGCGCGGGGGAGACTATCAATGGAGCGTCTTAGCTGCGCTGCTGAGTTCAAGTTTTCTGGCGCGGAAAACGAGGCAGGCATGCTGTCCGGCTATGCCAGTGTGTTCGGCGTGATGGACGCGCACGGCGATGTTGTGGCGCCGGGTGCCTTTGCTCGCACGCTGTCGAGCATGAAGGCGCGCGGGTTCAACGTGCCGATGTACCTCAACCACGGCGCAGCGATGGGCGGCGACAACCTGCCGGCCGGCGTGTGGGATGAGTTGGTCGAGGATGACGCCGGTTTAGCGTTCAAGGGCCGGCTTCTTGGCCTCGATACGCAGCGCGGCGCTTACAACTATGCGCTCGTGAAGGGCGGCGCCCTGCGCGGCGTCTCGATCGGGTTTCGCGTGCCGCCAGGCGGCGCGACCTACGCGAAGGAGCCTGGCAAGCCGCGCCGCACGCTCAAGCTGATTGATCTTGTCGAGGTTTCTCTGGTCGATGACCCTGCGAACCCTGCGGCTAGGGTCACATCGGTCAAGTCCCGCGATCCCGGCGTTCCGGTTGAGCGTGAGATTGAGGACGCGCTTCGCGTGTCCGGCTACTCCAATCGTGAGGCGACCGCGATGGTTGCCGAACTCAAGGCCAAGCTACGCCAGGGCGATCCTGCTGCGCATGAGGCCATCACCGCCGCTGATCTTTCGCGGCTGACCTCCATCCTCCGCAAGTAGGAAACCCCACAAATGTCTGATGAGAATATCGACCTCAAGAAGGTCGTGACCGAGCTTGGCCAGGGCTTCGAGGCGTTCAAGGAAACGCACGCCCGCGAACTGGCCGAGATGAAGAAGGGCGCGCCCGACGTTCTGACCGTCGAGAAGCTGGCCCGCATTGACGACGGCCTCAACAAGCTGTCCGAAGTGCAGGAACACAAGGCGCGGCTGACTGAGATTGAGAAGAAGCTTGCGCGTCCCGGCGCCGGTCACAGCGGCAGCACCGACATGGGCGCCGAGGTGAAGTCGTTTAACCTGGAACTCAAGACGGCGGCGCGTGCTGCCGGCCGCCAGGCACCGGCTGATTTGTCTGCCGAGCAGTATGACGAATACAAGGCCGCTTTCGCCAAGGCGATGCGCCAGGACAGCCGCACCCTGTCGGGTGACGAGTTCAAGGCGTTGTCGGTCGGCTCGCAGCCGGACGGCGGCTATGTCGTCCCGGCAGATATGTCCGGCCGCATCGTCACGCGTATCTTTGAGACTTCGCCGATGCGCGCCTATGCGGACGTTGTGACCATCGGCACCGACGCGCTCGAAGGGCTGTACGACATCAACACCGGCGTTTCCGGCGGTTGGGTGTCCGAGAAGGCGGCCCGCACCGAGACCAGCACGCCGGCCCTCGGCCAGTGGCGCATCGAGGCGTTCGAGCAGTACGCCAACCCCGCCGCGACACAAAAGCTGCTGGACGACGCCGTGGTGGACATGGAGGCGTGGCTTGCTCGCAAGACCGCCGACATCATGGGCCGCACGGAAAACACCGCGTTTGTGACCGGCAGCGGCGCCGGCAAGGCTCGGGGCTTCACTGCCTATCCGACCGCCGCCACGGCTGACGGCACACGCGCATGGGGCACCTTCGAGCATGTGATGTCGGGCGCGAGCGGCGCGTTCGCCGCCACCAACCCAACCGACAAGCTGTTCGACCTGATCGGCGCCTTCAAGGACGGCGTTCTTGACGCCGATGCGCGTTGGTTCACCCGCCGCGAGGTTGTCACTGCCATCCGCAAGTTTAAGGACGGCCAGGGCAACTACCTGTGGCAGCCGAGCATCGTGGTCGGCCAGCCGCAGCAGATCCTGGGCTTCCCCGTCGCGATCTTCCAGGACATGCCGACGCTCGCGGCCGATAGCCTGTCGCTCGCGCTCGGCAACATGCGCCGCGCCTATACCATTGTGCAGCGCAAGGGGATTAGCACGCTGCGCGATCCCTACACGAACAAGCCGTATGTGCATTTCTACTCGACGGCGCGGGTCGGCGGCGGGGCCATCGACACGGAAGCGTTGAAGTTCCTCAAGTTCAATTCCTGACGCCTTCCAACCCCTGAACAGCCGCCGGGCATAGGCTCGGCGGCATCACGGCCACAGGAGGGCCGATAGAAATGCGCGACCAAATGAGCGACTTTCACATCGCGTCGGCGATCCCGCCGGTTGCGGCGCGAACCGACAACACGGCCATCGTTTCCAGCATCATCGACACGCTGGGCTATGGCTCCTGCACCTTCGCGATCAACGTCGGCACGAACACCGACGCGAACGCGACGTTTGCGGTCACCATGGACGACGGCGACAACTCGGCACTGTCCGACGCGGCTGCTGTTGCCGTTGGGAACCTGGCGGGCACCTACGCCCTCGCCGGCTACACGTTCGGAGACGACGCCGAGACGCGGAAGATCGGCTACGTCGGCTCCAAGCGATATGTCCGGCTAACGATCACGCCCAGCGGCAACGACAGCGGCAACATCTTTGTCTCTGCCGTGGCTGTGCTGGGCCACCCGGAAGTGGCGCCGACCGCTAACCCGCCGGTCTGACGGGAGTAGGGGGCGGCTTTCGGGTCGCCTCCGCACCGCCATGGATATCCGGCTGATCACCGCGCCCACGAACGAGCCTGTCTCTCTGCCTGACGCGCAAGCTCATCTGCGCGTAGGCGTGGACGGCGCGGAAAACGCGATCATCGCTGCGTATTTGCAGGCCGCGCGCGAGAGCGTCGAGGCGCATACGGGCCGCGTCCTGATGCCGCAGACTTGGCAGATTGTGCTTCCCGAGTTCCCTGCGGACAACGGCGCGATCATGCTGCCGAAGCCGCCGCTCGTGTCGGTGACATCCGTTGCCATCACGAACGCGGACGGTAACGCGGAGACGATTTCTGGCGCGCTGTATCAGGTGGCGACGCCATCGGGTGCGCACGCGCAGCCGGGCTACTTGGCGCCGGCATACGGCGAGAACTGGCCGGAAACGCAGCCGGACACCGTAAACGCTGTGCGGGTGACGTTCTCGGCAGGCTATGTGAGCGCGGCGAACGTCCCAGCGGCGCTTCGCGCCGCGATCCTGCTGATTACCGGCGAGTTGTATGAGAACCGCGAGGCGACGACGGCGCGCCCGCTGACCGAAAACCCGGCAGTCAAGCGGCTGCTTGATCCCTATCGGGTTTGGTCGCTGTGAGCGCGGGGCGGTTCCGGCATTTGGTCACACTGGAACAGCGGACACAGGGCGCTGATGGAAGCGTGGGGTTGGCAATCGGCTACACGGTCGTTGATGAAGTTTGGGCCGATATGGTCGCCGTGCGCGGCTCCGATTACCTCGCCAGCGTTCAGTTGGGCGAGGCGTCAACGCATCGCATTACCATCCGCCGCCGTGCGATGGATGACTTCAATTATATCAACTACGAGGGCCGCCGCTTTCGCAAGCAAAGCGTCCGCGACCCGGACGGGCGGCGGCGCGTGCTGGAAGTGATGGCGATTGAACTAGACGCGGAGGTGGTGTGATGGCTCTCGGCGTCGGCCTCAACGTAACACGCGGGCGCACGGCGTTTCTTGATCTGGCCATTGATGCCGGGCGCATGGATGATGCGATCAAAGGCGCCATTCGACGGCTTGCGACCAAGTACCGCGCCGAAGTCATCCGGCTTCTGTCGCAGCCCGGCAGCGGCAAACAGTACCGACGCACGCGCGGGGGCTACAAGGTCGTCAGGAAGCGCGTGGAGTTGTTCGGCGGGCGCAAGGCGACCATCCGCACCACGCAGCGCCAGGCGGCATCTGGCGCCGTCTATAGGGCTTCTGCGCCGGGTCAGCCGCCCGCGCAGTTTACCGGCAACCTGCTGCGCGGCGTGCGGACGAAGTACCCGAGCAAGGGCAAGGGATACACGGCGGTCACGTTCAGCAACCGCCGCCTTGCAGCGCATCGGCATCTTCTTGAGTTCGGCACGGCCCAGCGGACGCAGCCAACCAAAGGCGGTAAGTCGCGCAACGTGGGCCGCGTGGCGCCGCGCCCTGTCTGGTCGCCGCTGTCGTCCAAGGCGTTCGCGGAGCTTGAGGCCGAAGTTCTTGCGGCGCTTCGCGAGGTGACGAGGTGAGGCCGTCTCTCATCATCCCGCGCCTGCGGAGCGAATGCACGATTTTCAGCAACCGCGTGGCAGGCGCGGCCAGCCTCAAGCATGCGTTGATGCAGGATGACTTCCCGGTGCCGCACGCCTTCGTGGTGCGCGCGCCGCTGGAAGTTGGGGAGCCGATGCTTTCCGATCTGGAGCAGGACGTGACTTTGGGTTTCGCCGTCGCCATCGCTGTGAGCAACACGTCGGATGAACGCGGCCAGGACGCATCTGAAGCCATGGCGGACTGCATCGCGGAGGTTGTCGCGGCGCTCAAG